GTAGTATACGCTTTTGTTTTCTTTCCTTCAAGGATTCTGATGCGTCTAGACTGTTCCTCACTATCATTCTGTGCGACTTCACTGAACTGCCGTGCCCAGTTGTTCATATCATTTATAAACTCAGGAAATCTACTCATCTATATCCACCCGGTGTAACATCCATGCGAATGTCTCCTAGCCTAAAATCATCGTTGACACCGTTACAGCTTATACGCAGTGACATCTGCCGTGCCTGCACCCGATAGTCTAACTTGCTTGTTGTTTCTGTGACCTGTTGTGATGTCTCTGTTGTTTCTGTAGCAACAGGATAGCGTCTATGTTTCACGGTAAAATCTACAGAGCCACCTGAAGATAAGATCAAGTCAGGTATTATCCTGCGCAATTCCATAACACGCTCACCGTCTTCTAGATCCATAGGTGCGGTCTCAATATGTGCTTCGAATGCCGCACCGTTTGCGTTAGCTGAATCTTCGTGTGCGTAGATTATCCCACTTGAATCCACCATCTGCGGCACGTCAAAAACACCACGATCAATCATCGCAGTGCGGTCAAACGTACCAATCGACCAAGTGTTTTCTATGTAATTATATATGACATAACGATCACACTCATCGGAATCATGCGGATATAACCACCAGATTTCATTGAACTCCGAATTATGTGATGCATATACTTTTTCGCGTTGTGCCGCTGATAGGTTGTCAAACACATGATCCTGCACGGTACATGGTATGACCTGTGGTTGACCACCTGCATAAACAAAAAACTGTTTTGTATTGGACATCCAAAAACATTTACCATCCACAACGGCAAACCCATTAGGGCTGATTAATCCACATGCGGAACCCGCAAGCTGTATGTCGTAGACAAAGTCAATGTCACCAATATGTCTGGCTGTATATAACGCTGTGTCTGTGAAGAGCAGATTAACCAAACGTGTTGACGTTCCAGCTACCAGCTGATTGCCTTCGGACAACACAACATCACCCGCTAAATTTGTCGCTGTTGTTATATAGGTTGAGTCATCCTCTTGATCACTAAACATCACACGCATTGGGTTGAAGGTGCCTGTCACGCCTGCCGCATTCATGTTTGTTCCCAGCAAAAACACATGCCGTTCTGGCGATACGAACATAGAGCCTATCTCGCTTGGTGCAATCACCTCGCCGTTAGCGTTTTGATAGATCTGTGTTGCTCTCGCGGTTACGTCGAGGGGCCACTTCCATAGACCTTCAAACCGTGGGTTGAATAACAGGTCTTCACCAAACTGCGCTGAACTTACTGTACGCAACAACAAACCTGTTGCCGATCTTGCCGATGACCACGTACTCGCATTCCATGTCGATGTACCCCAGCCAAGACCCGGAACACCAGCACTGCGACCTGTGGTGGCCTCGTATGAAAAACCAACTGAACTGCCCCCGCCTGTTGCACTGCTCGATGCATTACTCGATGCCGTAATGATGTAGGTGTTGTCATCTGTCACACTGGTAACTTGAAATGTAGTATCAAGATCCAAACCACCTACTGCGTCACCGTTGCTAAACGTGACAAAATCGTTTGCGATTAAACCGTGGCTTGTGTGTGTAACGGTAACAGCTGCTGAACCACTGACTGTTACAAACGGATTGGCTCCCAGTGTACCCGAAGATCTGATGGGTGTGATGTTGTATGCCGCACCACCAGCCCAGACGTAGTGTCTTAGATTTGTATGTATAGCGAGATACTTTACCGTGGCGTTGTCGCGCCATGCAAACATGCCTCTCGGTGTACCATCTAACGCATCGAAACTTACAGCACTAAACCCACCAATTTTTTGCGCTCGCCCCCGACGAAACCGCACATGGTCTGCATCAACAAATGCTGCCGTTTCTTGTGAATAAGCCGTGTCGTCTTTATTGACACCGGGCTGTAATGGTACACGTCTTAACATAGCCTACGCCTTTGATCTGTATTTCCTAGTTTTACTGGCTATTTTTTTAGGTTGCTTGGAATGCTGTTTTCCTTTTGCAGTGTCTTCGCGCTTCTTCTTGGTGGTTCTTGCATATTCAGCTGCTGTTAAATTTTTTCTTGCGGCTTTAGGTAGGTAACGCTCACCAGTGTCGGCTGACTTCTTGCCAGATTTTGTGCCCCAGTCTTGTTTTCCCCAGTTGACCAGAGATTTTTGAGGTTTCTTTAAACTCTTCTTGGTCTTTTTCGTCGGGGCCATTACTTATATCCACCGCCTGCAGCTTTATATTGCTTCGCAAGCATCTGCGCTTTCCTCGCTGACCACTGCCCAGCCTTACCGCCTTTTGTCCCTGCCTTAATCTTATTGAACAAACGCTTGCGCATAGTCGGCTTGGTATAGTTACCTGCCTGATTAACCTTAGACTTTGTTTTTTTCTTTTCTGCCAATATCAGTACTCAATATGAATTGCATGAAACACCATTCCTGAAGAGAGCGCCTGACTATAGCCAGCGTAAAGAATTGCACCTGCTTTTAACTCCAATGGCTCTGCCTCGGAGATGGGTCTCGCTGGATCATCATTCCAGCAGAACTCAATACACTTAGGTGCAGACGTTGCAGATACAGTATTAGCAGATACCGACTTCGTTAACGCAAGTCGTTTAGTGCTTCCACTGTCTGTTGATATCCACAAGTATAACACACCTGCGGTACAAGTTGCACGGGGCACAGCCCATATTTTTGTAACACGGTCGCCTTCGGAGCTTGCCGTCAGTAACGTCACCTGATTGGCTGGCGTGTCGTCGTTTAAACTGGTTGTTGCCGCTGTCGCAACCGCTGTTGAGTAATCGTGTGTTTGCGGATAAGCCGCGCTAGTAGTTTTAGCCATCGGACTATCCCTTTACTACAAGTTCTGTTGCAGATATTGCAGTTCCAGCCACAACACTAGGATCATCTGCACTTGTTCCTAACGTACCGTCATTCTGTACATAATATGTCTGACCTGCTGTTAAACCTGATTGATCTTTATTTACTGTACCTACTACATCTATTGTAGCTTCTGCTGTATCAGCATATGTACCACCTGATGCTATGCCTATATAACTTTCTGATGATGTTATGTTTGTTGAAGAAGCCTGTAAAACAGAAGCAGTACCATATTGGTTGCTACTTTCATGGTCATTATATATTACAACGGATCTATTACTATTGCTGTCAAAAACCATTGCTCTAGAATAACTCATTTCTGTTACTGCCGTATTAAATACAACAGGAGTTTCAAAACTAATACTTGTACCTGATACTGCTCCTGTATGAACTTTTCCTTTATTAGAATCCGTTGAGTCTCTTCTTGCTACGAGTACTTTATTAGCGCTGCTATCAAATGCACTGCTAATTTTACTGGATTCACCTCCTGTTAACTCAGTAATAGATCCAAAAGAAATACCTGTTCCACTAACTGTACCAACAACACTTTTGATTTTTTCTGCTGTACCGTCTATGAATGAAATAATAACTTTATTTAGATTACTATCAAACACTATACTACTTGCTGCAACACCAGCACTTCTAAAAACTACAGCAGTTCCAAATGAAATAGAAGTACCCGATACCGTACCAACAATAGCGGTTCCATAAGACGAATTTCCTGCATCTGTATATGCTACAACTACTTTGTTGTTACTATTATCAAAAACTGCATTTGTGTCTACGATTTCTGCACTTTCAAAAGTAACTGCTGTTCCAAGACTAACAGATGTACCGCTTATTGTTGCAACTATTGCTTTACCTGCACTTCCACCATCTTCAAAAGTTATGACTGTTTTATTAGAATTAGTATCAAACGTTGAACTAATATCAGTAGCAGTACCTGAACTTGAATTTACTGCGCTACCAAAACTAATTCCAGTTCCAGAAACCGTACCTACAATAGCATAAAGTGGCCCATCTTGATGTCTGTAAGCTATAAGTACTTTATTATTACTACTATCAAAAGATGGAGTCATGAAAGAAGCTGAACCACTATTAAAAACCACAGGAGATCCAAAACTAATACTGTTATCTGATGAGTCTATTGTTCCTACAATCGCAGTACTATAATTACTGTTATTACTATCTTTATATGCGATAACAATTTTATTAGAGTTGCTATCAAAAGTAACACTTGCACTAGTTGGATTAAATGTAGATGCTTCAAATACTACTTTAGTTCCTGCTGATGTTGCATTTCCAGATACCTGAGTAACAGTACCATCAGTATTCACAATTACAGGCTTACCATTTGTAATCGCACCAGATGCAACA